TGCGTTCTGACCGTTCTGTGCGCGAACAAGTAGCTCTTTGCATGTGGGGCTGAGGTCATCAACGTTGTATGTCTGACCGTTGACTTGGATTTGCTGCTGTTCATTCATCGAGATTTTCTCCGTGCGTTGTCTCGAATTAATCGATAGTTTCGTGGAGCATTTAGTGCCAGCTCCGCCTGTGGTTGGTGCCTATCCGTGTATGAATGCCCTCGACCGCATACCTCGCAGTATGGTTCGGCGTGAGCAATTCGTTCGCGGACACCTACTAACTCGATAGAAAGCTCTTCGCCAATGAAGAGAGGATCATCGCCAATCTGGATAACGTGCTCTTCAACACCCAACCCAGACTTAACGTTGATAATCCCTTCCTGCCTATCTTTGTAGTTGCGGACTCCGCGAATCCATATGCGGTGGTCAAAGGATGCGTTTGGATTTTTTTCATCTAAATCGTACCCCCCGAAAACCACCGTGTTTACAGCTCTGGTGATTCGCAGTCCCATACCTTGGTGTCCTTAAATTGCGAACGGGTCCTCTTCGAAGGGGTCGCTCGCTGGTTGTGCCGCAGGTGCCGGCGTTGAGGCAGACAAACCTTTCTGCTCATCCGTCTGATAGATCCGCAACCCTAGTTGAGGCTGACCTTTCTGGCTGACTTCTTTGCAGATTTCGATCTGGCAGTCCTGACCTGCGGGGATGTTGACCGCGTTCAGAGTCCCGGCGTACACAGGGATCTTCTGTTGCTTCTCTGCATCAGACAGACCTTGGAACCAGTCGAAACTCATCAGCCTTTCCATGTCCTGCTGCTTTCTCTCTGGCTTGGTTTGCCATGCCTTGCCCGTGTTGGGTTTAAAATTGCTCATTACAAAGCTCCATATTTAATGTTGATTTGACGGTTGTTGTTCTCCCGTCGGAATGACTCCGGTGAGCCACCCCGATCGAGAACGGCTTGATCGCCGCCTAAGTATTCGTAGGCTTTTCGGTAGTCGATAGTGGGGGTTCGGTTGATGAGCTGAACGGTGACCAGTCCGTCTGTTACGGAGCAGTTGTAGTGGTCAGCGATACTCTTCTTCAGCGCATCTGATTTCTTTTTGATTGCGGCAATCTCATCGAGGTCGTCGCGGTATGTCTCTTCGAGGTCTGCTAATCTGCGTTGCAGGAAGCTCAGCTCTTCCATCTCTTTGGTTGGCTTGACCTTCATGACATCATCTTTAGCTGGCTTGATGTACTCTTCGCGCAGCTCCTCATCGGCAGCAACCATTTTGATGTGCTCGTACCATGCTTCGTACAAGCTCACACGTTCGACTGTCCCACTGGCTGGGACGGGAAGGAGCTTGCCGGGAACGGTTTCATGCAGCCATCCACGAACCCTGTCTACACGCTCGACCAGAACCTTTGGCGTGTGCCTCTCGCTATCAGCGAGATAGCAGATAAAATCGCACCAATCGACATCAAGACACTCCATCTGGAGGTATACCTGCCACAGGTACATGCTCTTCTTCTCATCGAAGATGCTGTACGGCTTTTTGTTGTACTTCGGGAAAGGACACTTGATCTCAATGCAGCCTGACAGACCTACAAGTCCATCCGGGCTAGCAGCTAAGAAGGGGTACTCCGGATGCGGTACTAGCCCCGTTTCCTCCACCTCGTAGCCTTTAAGGTACTCCAGATAGTCACGCGCTACTGGCTCCATATTCTGTCCGTGCGTGATTGCCGGAACGATCTCAAACTCATTCTCGCAGCCACAGAGATCTCGTACCTTTTGACGGACAAACTTTTCCTTTGTGAGGTATGGGTGTTTGTCCTCAAGCACTGCGATTGTAGACGCAGTCAACTTGTCCTTGCGTTCGTCTAACCACTCTTGCGTTCCCTGCTCAAACATTGAATTCGTGCTCCTTCAGCCAGTTTTCGAATGCCTTCTTGTCCGGGACCGGTTGGAATCCGCGATTACGCATCGCCTTGACGTAGCGGTCGTATCTGGCTCTGGCTTCATCGGGAGTCTTAGCTGTAACTACTGAGGCTTCCTGCCAAAGATGAGTGCGGACAGAAACCTCTTCGTCCTTCTTCTTCTCAGCCTTAGCCTCTGCTTTAGCCTCAACCACTGTCGGCAAATCTTCCTCAGCGGACTCCTCAATGATGTCGGGATCGCCCCCTAAACCGAGCGCAAGATTCAGCGAGTAACGCTTAGCGTAGGTCAGCGCCCCTCCATATTTGTGTTCGTCTTGCTTGCTTGCCGGGATGCGAACGATGCCTGATGAGAGCTGACCGCCGTGACCGTAGATAACAGTCTCTACTGCGGCACCTCCATTAGCGGGATGAGAGATGTGTTGAAAGAAAAGACCTTGCTTGTGCATCTCCGGGCGGATCTTCTGAATGATCTGCTCGTAGGTTGCGTACTTACCGTAGTTCGCGCCTTTCTCTTTCCTGATGATGATTGCTTTCTGGTGAAACTTAACGAGAGCTTCTGCGAGACCGGGAGACATATACGTCTCGACCGTTTGTGTCGTATCCATGTTGAACGTCCATGATTAGGTTCAACATCGAAATTATAGATTGGATACCGGTATGTCAAGTCTCAGTACTGAAAATTTTCATACCGGGTTTTTTGCTTAGCCTAGATTATGAAGCGCGATTGCTTGGAAAACTTCTTCTGAATACAGCTCATAGACAGTTGTCGCCATTCGACCTACGTCGATTGCGACCCAGCCGATACCACCTTCCATCGGAGCCATCTTCAGGAGAGTGGTTCGCGGTTCTGGACAGTGTTCAGTCCAAAAAGAAATGGTTGGCTCTCCAGTAGCTTTGCATGCTATCGCGCAATCCTTGATAGCCTGAGCTAACAATGGTCTTCTAAATCTCACCTGCTCTAAACCCCGTTCTGGGTCAAAACCATGCCTCCGCATCTCTTGGTTACAAGAGGCATCTCGCGTGTGGCTCTTGAGAGTATCAACATCTAGCAAGCCGAAGAAGATTCCGTCCTGCCCGGTTATTGACGGTGTAGGCTCAGTAGGTTTGCCGTCATGGTACTCAGGATCAAAACTTACACCATGCATTTCTCGATACAAATTTGTTGCCCTCTGTACCCAAGGGTTGAAATTATCCTGTTGTGCCATTCCCTTCTACTTCCCCTCTATCTCGAACCTCGGCGATCACAGCCAGCGTCTCCATCACTGCCGCGCCCGCAATTTTATTGTCGTAGTCCATCATCACGATCTCAGTGAACTGAGCCGGAGTCATAGGATCTTTATTTGGATACTCCTGCTCCAGTGTTTTGGCAAAGTTCACTGCCTTCATGAGCCTACGCGTATCAACAGCCGACTGACTCTCTCCGTAGACCCATTCCATGATGCTGATCTGCAAGTGAGTTGCTACCCGCTTTATCTCGCTGTGCTCTCGGGGTAACGCGCCCGTTAACCAATTCGAGGCTTGTGAGTGTGACACCCCTAGCTCGTCAGCAAGCTTTTGTGCTCGCCCCCAGCCCGGATACCGCAGCTCATCGAGCTTAGCCTCGAAATACTCTGCTCTGCTTTCCTTAGTCCATTCCATGATTTGCCGCCTGAGTGCCTCTTTTGTGTAAGTGAACCCTGGAATTTACAGGTTGAGTTTGCATTTTGGTATCTGTGAATTTATACAGTGAAATCACTGGTCAACCTTTGACTTTCAGATTGACCAGTCGTAAAGTCGAGCATCACCAAGGATTCGGGGTAATGGAATGAGCAAGCCAGCTAACGATTTCACGATTATATCTAACACCATAATTCGTGATAATCGACTGACTGAAAGTGAGTTAGGGCTGCTGGTTTATTTAGTTCACTTACCCGGAACGTGGAAGATCCAGCCTACGCAGCTCGCGGAACGCTTTAAAGTAAATCGAGACACAGTCTATAAGCGCCTCAAGTCTTTACGACAGCTTGGCTACTTAGAGTTCGACCAGTCCCGACAAAACGGATCTTTCGGCGGGGGCACTTGGAAGCTTGCTGATTCACCGCGTCTGAAAAAACCGGATACGGTTTCACCGGATACGGCAGATCCAGCACTACTAAGTACTAATAAGGTACTAAATACTAATAGTACTAAAGATACCTCAACAGACTGGCGTCAAAAGTTCTACGAACGGAAGCCTGACTGCGTCACGGCAGAAGCTTGGAAGGACTGGATTGATTACAAGATCCAGCAGAACAAGAACCGACCCATATCGGATCGCACTGTCACCATGTCTGCCAATCGTCTTACTGCCCTTGCCAAGAAGGGCTTCGATACCTCCGGGGTCATCGAGGTCACCATCTCAAGAAACTGGAAAGGGATCGGAGACGACTCGTATGAACCATACCAGCGTTTCAAGCGTGACCTTGCCGCAGAAATACTGGTGATTTAATGGATATAAGAGAACTAAAAATAGAGCTGGGCAACAGAGCCCTATCAATTTGCAACGTGCTGTTTCCTGATGGTCGTGTTGAAGGTCAGGAGTTCAAGGTCGGATCGACTACCGGGGAGACAGGAAGATCATTAAGCGTTTATCTGAACGGTGAGCGCTCCGGTCGATGGATCGATTTCGCTACAGGGGAAGGTGGCGACATGATCGATCTGATCATGCAGGTCCATCGGCTGGACATCAAAGACGCCATGGAATGGGGTCGCCGTGAGTGCAACATCAGAGAAAAGCACCACGCAAAAATAAAATCTCCTCAGCCAAAGGCATTTAACACACCACAGCTACCTCAGCCTCATGATGATGATGAGGAGCTGGAAAAGGTTATGCAGGAGCGAGGGTTTCAAAACTGCGCTTCTATTCGAGAAAAGCACAAGATCTACAGCTACAAGACCAACCGTGGTTTGGATGTAGTCTTTCCTTATTACAGCACCGAAGGTGTGCTGGAGTTCATCAAGAACAAGCCTCTCGATCATGACGGCAATCCCGGAATGTGTGGGCAGAGCAACCTCAAGCCTATCCTGTTTGGGTGGCACACTATGCCGCCGACTTGTCGTCAGGTCTGGATTACTGAGGGCGAGTGGGATGCTGTTGCCGCTACGGAGTTAGGGTTTCCCGCACTGAGCGTACCCATGGGCGGTGGCAAAGGGGCAAAGCAGACCAAATGGATTGCTAATGAGTATGAAAACCTCGCCCGGTTCGATGAGATCGTCATTGCCACTGATATGGATGAACAGGGAGAGCTGGCTGCTCGCGAGATTGAGCAGCGACTAGGCGACCGCTGCATCAGGGTAAAGCTCCCGGCAAAGGATATAAACGAACTGCTGCAATCCCAGGGTGTTGAGCAGAGTAGGTTTGTACTCCAGAAATGCTATGAGGACGCCAAGTGGCAGGACCCGGAAACCCTTCGATCAGTAGCCGAGTTCGCCGACGACATCACTGATTACTTCGAGGACAAGGACAGTCGTACTGGCGGCTGGACTATGGGCTGGGGGAAGACTGAGGAGATCGACTATCGGTTCCGCCCCAGTGAGCTCATCGGTTGCGTTGGTTTCTCCGGCAGCGGGAAGACGATGTTTCTAGGGCAGCTCTCCCTCAATGCGATTGCTCAGGATCAAAAGATACTGGTCGCATCGATGGAGATGTCTCCCAAGAACCTGCTGGGCAGAATGTTTCAACAAGCATGCGCCGTGCCTAATCCCACCCTCGAATACCGGACAAAGGTCATGGAGTGGATGGCTCAGAACCTGTGGCTGTACATCGATAATCTCAACCCCAAGATCAACGACCTGCTCAAGTGCTTTGAGTATGCCTACCGTCGTTACGGTGTGAATACATTCATCATCGACTCTCTCACCTGCATGTGCTCTCACGAGGACTACCGCAAGCAGCAGGAGATCGTCGAGCAGATCGTCCAATTTAAGAACGCATTCAACTGCACTGTGTTTCTGGTGACTCACTCTCGGAAACAGGAAGACGAATCCAGAGCGCCCGGTAAGTTCGACGTTAAGGGTTCTGGTGCAATCACCGACTTAGCCGACAGCTTCTTCTCTATATGGAAGAACAAGAAAAAGGCTGAGCACATGCAGATATGTCAGCTCACCGGGGAAGAGCCCAACGAAGACGTGGCTCGCCAATGGGACGTTCAGGTAAACATCTTGAAGAACCGGAACGGTCAGTACGAGGGTCGCATCGGCTTCGACTTTCACGACGACACCTGTCAGTACCTCGACTCCCGGGGAGCTAAACCGCGCAAGTACATTCAATGGAGTAAAGCATGATTGAGCAAGAACAGTTCGCAAAGAACATTCGGGATGCCGGCGAGGCAGTCAAACAAGCGGAGGAAGAGGCATGCAAGATGGAAGCACAAGAGAAAAAGCAGTTCGCCCTGCTGCAAGTAGAGGCGCTGGGCGAGGGGTACAAAACCGTGGCGTCTCAAACTACTTACGCAGACAGCAGCGACGAAATGTTCAATGCGAGAGTAGAACGCGGGAAAGCCAAAGCTGCAATCGCAGCAGCCAAAGCGAACCTTCTAGCCGCTGAGGTCGAGTTCAAAGTCTGGCAAACCCAGATGGCAACCATGAGACAGGAGAAGCGTGTCTATGGAAGCTGAAAAGCCGATCACTAAAAAGCCTACCCCAAGGCAGCAGCAGTACCTTGATCACCTCCATAACTTCTGGGCTATCAACGGCTATCCGCCGAGCATCTATGAGCTGGCTAGACAGATGCATGTTTATCCAAATGCAGCTCAAGAAGCGATTGAGCGCCTTAAGTTTGAAGGTTGGGTTAAGACCGCAC